ATACGCTTAGCTAGTTCGCCTTTCTTAGTGAGGTGGCTGTACTCAATGATTGCGTCGTCGGGAATAGCCACGCCGACCTGTCGCAGATTAAGTGCTTCGGCAAACTGAACTTCGTCAAAGCTATCGCGAGCGGGGGCAGTAGATATAACAACGTCGTATTCGCCGATGGTAAGATCATTAACGATCTGTCCTTCTGGCGTCATCTGGTTGACTACTATTTCTTCACGGGGCTTCATCGGATCAGATTCGTTAGTGATCTGAATAAGACGTTGCTCTGAGTAAAACGTTTGAATGAGGTTAAGGACTTTTTCTGCTAGGTACTGGCGGGCCTTCTTCAGATTATCTAGCGGCACCTGAATCATGATCGCGCCACGAGCGCTTTTTTCGCGCATTGCGATACCAGACACTTCTGCAGAGTCCGACCCCAGCATAGAGTCGTTAACGCCTGATATAGCTTTGATATTGATCGCAGCTTTCTGGCCAATGCGATCCAGTCCCGTGGGGATGCTGTTGGGCTGAATCTTTGTCGGGGGGTTAGTGCCACGAGCGTACTCAAGTACTAGGCCAGTCTCAGCGCCATGCTCCTCGAGGTCGTCGGCGGTCATACCTACCAACGAGCCGCTCTCAACCATCCAGCCACTATTAGCTGTAGTATTAACTATGTGCAGCTCTTGAGATGCAATCTTGTTCAACTGCTCCTGTGGGCTGATCAAGTTACGGATAGCTCCGAAAGGGCGTCCTCTTCGGAAGTATGAGAAAAACGGAACGATCGTAAACTGATTGTATGGAGACCAGTCATCGTGCAATACGACCTGATCACATGTCACAGTCCAGCGGACTTTCTTTTTGAGTTTTGTGATAACGCTCAGTCCGTACTGCTTAGCGAACTTCTTTACCTTTGACTCTTTCCAAGCGTCAGGTGCCTCGCGTTGGTCGCCAGTGTTGGGGTCTACAAAACAAGTGACCCGCGACATCTTCTTATGCTGACGTTCAATTACTCGTAAAGACTTGATGTTGCGGTAGTCATCGTCATCAACATTCGTAGCGCCAAACATGTCGTCTTCTGGTTCGACGTCTCCATAACGGTTCTCTTCATACTCGATAGAGTCCCGACCAAAACTGTTACCGTTCTCGGCAATAAACTGCAGCTCTTCAGCTTTCTTCTTACCGTAGTGCTCCTCGATGTCGTCGAGGGTCATCCACTTTGTTTCGAACACTTCGTTCCAAGTCTTGGGGTCGTAGTCTTTTGCATCTGGATCGATGAGGATGTCCAACGGATCTTTGGCAGTTATCCGGATCTCACCCTCAACGTGATCGCTAAAGTCCATGCGAACATCGAAGTATCCACGGCCATCCATAATCAGACCGTCAGAGAAGACTTGTTGCTCGACCCAATCCAACTTGTTGTTGTCGGATATTTGCATGTAAACCTTAGTTAGGGTCTCAGCTACAGCCTGATCGCCGCCTCTTCGCGGTTTGAACTGCACGTCCGCTCTACGTGTGGACTGCTCACCAAGAATCGTATTAATAGTAGGCAGTATCGTATTGATGGTAAGCGCGGGGCGACCTTCAGACTCAAGCATTGCCTCGTCTTCCTTGTCCCACTGATCACCTCGATAGAAGTCATCACACTTCTTGGCCATGTAGATATATTCGAGATGGCCGTGATCTCGTGCTCTTACGTATCTATCCCATTGGAAACTAGCAATCTGCTGCTCCTTCTCGGGGGTGAGTCGTGTTGTCTTTTTCATGGTTAAGCGCCCATAGCTGTTTTGCTTCGTTCCTCTTTACCGAGGAAGGGGAGACGATCACGCCATGAGGCGACGTGAACAACGGGTGCTTGGTATGTGGCAAATTCAGTCATCATTAGACCTAACCACGCCAGTGCATCCACCTGATCGTCATGTACGCCATTTGGAAATCGCAGTAACTCTGCTACCAAAGGGCCCGTAAATTGTTCGTCTTTGGGCAACCAAACCATGCCCTGTTGCATTCGTCCCTGGATAGCTCGTGCTCGAGCCTCTTTGTCTCTGCGTCCTGTTTTTAGGTCCTTGAAGTAGGCTTCATACAACCCGCGTTCGCGCACGCGTTTCTCGAGAAAAGGTCCGAGGGCCATCTCGATGTGTCCTTTTTCAATGCCAATTATTGATGGCTTCCACTCTTCGTAGAGGTCAAGTATCCGCTCAACTATTTCGAAGCCGTCGTACTTGCCGCGAACCACATCAACAACGAATAACTGGTCGTACTCATCGACACCCACCACCATGCCCACAGTGAAGTCGTTCCGATCCTTCTTACCGATCGCCAAGTCCCACGCCGCGTAGAAACGCATCTGGCCATAGTCGACTTCATCTCGGTCGTAGTACTGAATCATGTCTCTGGTGAAGTAATCACCGTCATCTGACACAGGATTCTGTTGGTAGAGCGCTGACCAATCGCGGGGGCCAACTGCCTTTTCAATGCGTTCTAGTGCTGTTTCGTCGTAGCGTTCACGGTGAAGTGCCTCACCGGCCTTTCTAAATTGTTCGTCGACCTCTGCCCGTGCTGGGTAGTTAACAACTTCCCACTGCTCTCCATTATCTGCCGCTGCTTTAAGTAGTCGCCCCGCAAGATCGTCATCATGCCAACGAGTAAGGATAACCAGCACGCCACCACCAGGAGCGAGACGCGTATATGCCGTTGACGTATACCAGTCCCAAGACGAATCTCTGGCGTTTTGGGATTCTGCTTCATCTCGGTTCTTTACCGGATCGTCGATGACAAGGATATGAGCACCCTTACCAGTAATACCGCCACCAACACCGGCAGCAACAAAACCCCCACCATTAGTAGTAAGCCACGCTTCAGCAGACTGCGAGTCTGGGTCGAGTCTGGTAGAGAAGGCAGTTTTATAGGTCGGTTCACGTAGGAGTTGACGTACTTTACGGCTGAACCCCATAGCGAGCGAGCCCGAGTAAGAGCAACTAATAAACTCATGTTGAGGATTTCGACCGAGGTGCCAAGCTGGGAACGCAACTGATGCCAGTGTGCTTTTACCGTGTCGAGGCGGCATAAAGAGCATAAGTCTTGGAGACTTTTTCTCAGATACGTCCTGAGAGAATTGCTCCAGTCTTCGGCATATATCTTTATGGACCCAACCAGCTTGGTAATCTGGATTGAATCTTTCAACGAACGGAAGAAGCCTTTTTCTTGTGAGGAAACGGAGGGCGAGTTCTGCTTTTGCTTTTTCTTCAAGAGATAACTCCTCTGCCTTGGACTCAGACTCGTCAGTAGTAGTTGGTTCTGGCAGCGCATCAACGTCGTCGGCCTTACAGTAAACGCAGAGTCCACTGGACTCAGAATAAAGAGTCTCTGGGTGTAATTTTTTACACCTAATACAGGTCCGCTTGGGGATGTCTACTGTCAAGAGGCATCTGGCTCCAAGTAATTAGTTTGTTTGCCTGCAATCTCTAACAGCTCTTCATCGCTAAGCCTTTCGAGTTGCTTGGATGTAGCATTCATATTTACGTTTACCTGCACAGCTGTATCTGGCTGAGACAATCCGTGCAGCTTAACGAGCGAATCTACTGTGTTCTTCATTTCGGTAGCTGTCGCCGACGCTTGGTACGCGTCCATATACATGAGATGAGCGTTTTGCCGCTCAAATTTAACTTCCTCCCGCATTTGTTCACGGAAGTACTGCAAAGCTTGTTGCACCGCAGGTCTGATTGACGCTTCTCTGGCAGATTGTGCGCTCGCATAACCTGCGCCACGTCCTGCAGCGGCGATTGTCATGCCACTAGCAATTAATGTGACGAGCTTTTCCTGCTGCACCGTAAGATCATTCAGTGACAGCCCCATATAGGGCATGTGCGACTGAAAATCCGTATGCTCACTGACTAGGTCAGTGGATGGTTGCTCCTGGGGGTGCGCTTGATCCATAGAACTCTTGGTCGTCGTCAAAATACACAAACGCAGGCGCGCCATCGAACTCTTTCGATGCCACGTCTGCGATCCATTCTTCGGCGTACTCCTCGGAGTGGCCTTTGGATATAATTATTGCGATGGCTTTGTCGTAGTTGTAGGCGAGTACTTCACGGCCATTTCGGACTGTGGAGCCTATGATTGCGGCGTCTAAGCCCTCAATAGCTACTACTTCAATGTCGCTCATCCTACATATTAGCCCTACTAATAATTAATCACAAGAAGAATCGTTAATAGTCTTAACCCACCAGTAAAACATGTCCTCAGAGAGGGTGTGTTTCATGATGTTAATTCGATAGCAGACAAGTTGGATGTTATCAATCGTATAACCCTTGTCTCCACAGATTCTGTCGATAGAGGCGTTGTACTCTTTCTTACCGCTTCCATCGACGTGATGTGTAAGGTACACACCGGATATGGCGCATCTTCCGTCTTGCTTTTCCCATAGTGCAATAACATCTTCTGGCGAGATTTCGAATGTGACAAACCCGCGCAGCCCTCTCGTAACATTAGACTTGCTTTTGGAATATAGGTTACGCAGGTAATTTTCGTAGGACTTTGAGATCCGATTCGCAGCTTTTTGTATCTTGCACGTCGCGCAAGTCTTGCGTCCTGAAGGGAAGTCCGACTCTTCCAGAGCCTTTTTACACGACGCACACACTTTTGTGCTTAATGTCATGGTTGAACATATTAGCACAGCTAATTGTTTCCAAAGAATTTTTTGGGAAATTTTTTTTGAAAAAAGCATTCCAAATCGCTCACCCATTATCTTCGTATCCCCTCAGTCCGGCCACGGCTTTCCCGATTTCGGATTTTGGAACCTTGTTACATGTCCATTATTCGGAACCTTGTCTGCCAGTAACCCCTTTGCATCTGGCCACGGTCACATGTCCAATGCCCGCTGCCACTCGACAGGGGTCAGAGGTCATCTGCCCATTAATATATAACGCACGTCCGGTAACCTTTAACGAAGGGGTAGCTCGCATTAGCAATTTATATAATGGATCAACAGACATAGGTCATATGACATGGGTCAACGGCCACTCGCCAGAGGCTCGCGTCCCTTGCCCGACGGGGGGTGAGACGGGTGAGACATGAACGTTATTTGGTGTCTCACTTTGTGTCTCACCATTATCTCTATATATATCAATGACTTAACATATCGGTGAGACGGTGAGACGCGTGAGACGGCATATTCCTACTTACATATTATTACCTTTACTATTATTGACTTTTAAAATACCAATAAGACTAATTTAGGTGTCTCACCTGTCTCACCTTGACTCTAGCCCACGTCATTGCTGACTTTCTTACGTTTTCGTTGGTGTCTCACAGCCGTCTCACAGCCGTCTCACCACCTGTTTGGTGTCTCACCATTTGCGCCGTTGTTAACCCTGACCACGGACAAAGGTTAACTGTCCGTTGATAACTGCTCGCTGTCGCTCTCAATTGTCTGTCTTTTCTTCGATATGGGGCAATTCTGTCCCATCAAACACCGGAGTATTTTATATGACACACGATTTAGCTAAGGCACTAGTCATCATCACCGTCATGTGTATTGCGATCCCTACATTACCCATAGCGACAATTCATCTGCTGGAGTGGATGCCGTAACCCCGAATAACTGTTCGCATTCGCTCTCAGTTGTCTGTTGTCTTTTTGATGAGGGTAATTATGCCTTCATCTTACATTGGAGCAATGAACATGAATCGACGAGATTTTATGTTTATGGAATGGGCAAAGCGCCCATCTGTTAAATCACCCGTGCAACGCATGACATACGAACAACGTGTTGCACATTTCCACAAACTGAACGGGTACAGCGACATCAATCGCGCCCGTGATTTAGCGAGGGCATACAAATGAGTTTTTTATTTGGTCTGCTATTGGGTTTCGTTTGCGGCTGGCTGTTGTTTCAAGTCGGCATAACTGCGGCTATCGATCGGAACATCGATGGTATCCGCGACCAAATCTGGTGCGAAATCCAACAACTCAACGAACGTGACCGGAGGGCACATGAAATTACTCAGTAAGGCGAAAGCCGCAGTCCAGTCTCAGCTGACCCCATCTCGCACTAAACAAGCGCGAGAGTTTTTCAGCAAGACCGGCACCTACATCAAAGAGAATCCCGAACAAGCATTCCAAAACGCTTGCATCGGTATCGTGACGGTAGTGATTGCCGACACCTCGGGCGATGTAGAACTCATGGCAGATGCAACTAATGTGTCTGCTGCAATTGATGTTTGGGAATATAGCGGGAGTTAATTATGGACGGTGAATTGAATTTCAACGCAACGAATTGGTCAATCCTTGATCAGTTCGAAGAAGACCAAGCCGATTGGCACTCAAACGGGGCTGTAGATATTAGCCCTACTAATCTTTTTGAAATCGAAACTGGAGAATAAATATGACTAAAGCTAAAACTCAGGTAGTAGCTATCGACCGCAACTCATTGATCGACGCGACTCTTACGCGCATGTCCGAGAAATCCAACAAGGATTCCTACATTGCTCGTAAAGCACAGCGCGTGGATCACCCCAACGCACTTGTCCGAATCGGCAAGACATTCACTGCATTGCAGAACCATCGCAAGGTAGAGAACTTACGCGCCAAGGAGACAGGCGTACCTGCCGAGATCATCTGCAAGCCAGAGGCGATTGTCAGCTTCACTCAGAAGCTAGCCAACGCTTGCATCTGGACTGCACTCGCGCTCAAAGAAAAGATGAACAACGCCGACGATTGGGACAACAACCTTGGCGGCGGCACTGGCACTGATTGTTACGCTGATGCTTGCGACGAGTACGGCATCGACCCAATCATGCCAGATCATCTGGAGGAACTGGTCTTGGCAGACTTTGCAGAGATCGAGAAGTTCTACTCAATGCTCAAGCGTAAGACGATGTACTTGCCCTCGCACGATGATCTGCACTTGTACCACGACAAGATGCCTGATCCCGAGAGTGATGACCCTCAAGCACCTTGGGTTACCAAGCGCTCTGCCGCTACCCTCGACGAGGCGTTCGACATCCTTGCCCAGATCCAAGAAGAGATGGAGGCAAACAAAGCTGAAAAGGACAATGCCGACTGGGAATCTTTGGCCGCTTAGACATTCACCCTTCCTGCCACGCCTTCGGGTGTGGTGGGTTTTTCCCAAACCTATGCACTCGCAAGCTCGCGCTTTTTATGGCTAACGCCTCACTCGCTAAGGCTCGACTCGTTGCCCACTCCGACCACCAACGCCCTAACCGGACCGACGAGCTACGGCAGTGTGCTCACTATCATCACTGACGAAGTCAGCGTGCCTAGACGTTCACTATCATCGCGAGCGGAGAGAGCGAGGCAGTGTGCAACGGACAACGAACCAATGACAAATGACCGAGGACAAATGCCAATGCATACAGAATTATTCCCCAACGTGTCCTTCACAGACAAAGTAGCGATCCACTTTAAAGATGGATCAACTGTTGAATTAAAGCACCTGTACCACGACGACTCTGCACTAAATGACATCTGCTGGGAAAACGTAGTCCATTGCCACGAAATCTGACCGAGGATCACGAATCATGAACATCTACAAAATCACCGTGCGCGAAGCATCCAACGTTGAGTACGAAATAGAAGCTGGCTCCGAAGAAGAAGCGCGCGACCTACTTTATATGGGTGATCAACGAATTGTTGATGAACATATCGTCTTTTGGGACATCATCGAAATCGAGGAATACAAATAATGAACAACAAAACGCACAAAACAGTCCGTGTGTTAGCAACTATGCATACCGACCTGTATATCGACATCAACGTGCCTATCAACACAGATAAAGATGACATCTGGCAATTCATACGCGATGGAAACGTCGACGGTGGAGACATGTCAGAGCACTACAATTCTGGCGATTGGACGTGGGAAGAGCCTATCTATGACTACGAGTTCAACCCAGACGCAGTAGACGTTTCAGAGGAGATTCTAAAATCATGAACCGCGAACAACTGCTACTCAACACTAAACTGTATGCGTCGTTAGCCGCAGCCAAAACGTGCGCATCTTTTGCAACCGCGTTTACCTGGACTGCAGAGTGTTGCGACGACGCCAACACTTTCTTTCTAGCCTTATCAACCAAGTACAGGAGATAAATTATGTTTATTACTGGAATTATTGCCGCAATCGGCATCATCTTTTTACTACTCAAGTTCGGACTCAAGAACGTTGTCAAAGCCGACATCCTTGTAGACGTCGGTGCCACATTCTTCTTGATCTGGATATTTGCAGGCACATTTGCAGGCATGATGAGCGGGCTCATCGCTGGCGCAATCATCTCAGTGTTCCTGTACATAGCCAAAAAAGCGCAACCAAAGCCACCCCCCAAGCCACCAAAGCCAAAGCGCAACTACCGTTTCTGGCAACGTAAGGAGGTACCAAATGAGCAAAACATATAACTATGACTTTCCGTTTGCAGAACTAAAAACACCAACGGGTGACTACTACGACAACCGCAGTGAAATGGAACGTGCAGGATTCCAAGAATCTCAAATGTGGTCAGTTGTAGAAGCCGACTCCACCGATGGTTCCGAATACCTCGTCTACGGACCCGTTCACCACTACGTAAATCTACTAGGGTACATCTGCACCGCTGAGCATCACGACGGCGATACCTACTACTACGAATGTGTCAAGACTGCGGAAGAAGCGGCCGAGCAGGCTGCCTACTTATGCGACTCTTGCGACGACTAAGAGCAAGGGTGCCTACTTATGCGACTCTTGCGACGACTAATTCAGGGTAGGGCCCGAATTTGCCGAGGCGGTTCATAGCCTTGTTGCTCCAATCCAGTTGTGGCGGTCACCGCAACACTTAGTTTCGATGCTTATTTCGATTGTCCCCCATAAGGTATTAGGCAACGCAATACGTCAAACGTGGGGCCTGTAATTACATTACGCCAAATCGAAACATGACCACTAATCACTCACCAACAACAGGAGGCTGTTATGCCCTCAACTAACTATCGCCAACAAAAAGTTGGCAAAAACTTTGAAACCGCAATTACTAACGCAGATATAAGCCGTATGGAACTAGCTGATCTGCTCGGTATTCACCAAACCTCGTTTACCTATTGGTACAAGCGTGGCGTCACACCTGAATACGCAAACCAAGTTGCTGATCTGCTCGACCTCAATGTGAAAGACATCATGTCTAAACAAAAACGCAAATCTTGGAAGCACAACAAACTCAAAATGAAACCCCTCTTAGTCGAAGAACTTCGTAAGACGCCAAAAACAAACCCCGAACAACGGACCGTGAACATCGAGCTTCTGGCAATGGTCGCGAACATGCGTCTCTCGGCGCAGCAGGAAGCGACGCTTCATTCACTCGCTCTCACATTCTTGGGCGAAGAGTCGTGAAATACAGCCACGCTTGTGACATCGCGTTCGAAGTAAAAAGTAATAGCAAACACGGCGAAGACATAACCCCCGACATGTACAGGATTGCGATAAAAAAGCGCGTCGACGAACTCGACCGCACCAACACGTGGGACGAAGCCATTGGCATATTTGACACTACGGAGGACGAATCATGAGCCGCATGCCATGCAGCATTACCGACGGACCACAGTACGACGACGACGAACTGTTTCCACCTAAACCCGAACCCAACCCCGACGACCAGTACGACGAATACGTGCAAGAACAGTTAGAAGACGACTTCTTGTTCAAAGCACTCAAGTCATCAATGGAACCACTAATCACACATCATGTAGGAGATAAGTAATGAGAACTATACGACCATCCGATCTCACAGCAGAGATCAAAGCCAATGCACTAGCTGGCTTACCAACAATGATCTGGGGAGGCCCAGGCGAAGGTAAGTCCGAGATTGTTTACGGCGTATCCAAAGAACTCAATGCAAAGCTGTTTGAAATACGCGCCAACCTGTTCGACCCAGTCGACGTACGCGGTGGCCTCAAAGTTGTAGAGCAAGAAGACGGCACCTATCGTACCAAGTACGGCGTGCCCGAAGACTACCCCGACACCAACTACCAAGGCACTGTAATCATCTTCATCGATGAGCTTAGTACCGCACCCAAAGCAACACAGAACTCGTTGTTGCAGTTACTCACCACCGGCAAGATTGGTACTTATCAAGTTCCCAAAGACACCATCTTCATCGCAGCTGGTAACCGCGCAATCGACCGCGCTGCAGTTCACGAGATGCCGACGCCTGTTAAGAACCGCTTCAGTCACTTCACTCTCGAAGCAAACATCGATGACTGGGTAGCATGGGCCGTGAACGCGGACATCGATCCAAGTATCGTGAGCTTCCTGCGCTATCGCCCCCAGCTCCTCAGCGACGCAGACGCCACACAAAATGCATTTCCAACACCCCGTGCCTGGGACTACGTCAGCCGCAAACTACCATTCATGGCTGATGAGTTTTACGGCGTCTCATCCCTGGTAGGCGACGGTGCCGCAGGCGAATACATCGCGTTCAAGCAGATCTACACCGAAGTGCCTGACATCGATGACATCCTCGCCAAGCCAACCACCACCAAAGTTCCAACAGGAACATCAGTACTGTACGCAGTTTGTGGCGCTCTGACGGCTCGCGTCGATCAAAACAACTTCGAAGCAGTAATGAAATACACGAAACGCATGCCACCTGAGTATCAGGTCATCGTACTTCGTGACGCACTTGCGAAGGACCGTACGCTCATGCAATCCGAGCACTTCACCAAATGGACCCAAGAAAACGCAGACGTACTTCTGTGAGAACGCTACTAAATGCAGTGCTCTTCGGAGCACTCGCGTTCTTTATCGTCCTCGAATTTAACTTATACATAGGAGAAGCATCATGGCCTCAGTAAGAATGACTAGCGAATTGCGCGGCGACATACGCCGTAAAGCAGAAGAAGCGTACGAGTTAGCAAACCCTCGACCCAAACCAAACAACAAATATGTAGCCGCAGTCCGCGCCGCAATAGTAGATAGCCCCGAACAAACATATCTACGCGACATCAAGAAATTAGGCGAAGAACGCGGGGTAGATAAAGATACTCGCTACGGACAAAACATCCTGCCGCAGCCCCCAAGAGAAGTTGTAACAGGCATCGACTTGCGTATAAAGAAATTGGGTGGCGCTATTAATCGTCACGATCGTGACTACATAGACACCACCATTAAGTTCGATACCCCCCTCACTAGCTACTTAGTAGTAGACAGTGATCGCCATCGATGGGGTGATCCAGCTGTATGGATCAATGACCTGCGTATTGAAGACATGACTCAACTCATTGAGTACTTCGACGCGCACCAAAAAGCTGACGGAGACTACACAAAGTCCAGACGCCTCTATGAGATGAGTATCCATGATCTGGTAAACAAATGCACAACACTCAAGCAGCTTCTACAAATCTGGCCAGCAGCTGAGTCACTCGTACCTAGTGACAAGATCCAAAAGATGCACATCAAGGTGACCAGGGCAGAACGCGCTGCTGCAATCAAAGAAGAAGTTTCTTTCGACCCAACCATCGCCAACCAAGCCGTACTCACAGCCAAAATGCTAGGAGGCTAATATGTCTGCTGAAAGCGACATGCTCAAAGCTCGAGCTCAGCTGCTAATGGATCAACCGTTCTTCGGTACGTTAGCGCTCAAACTCAAGTTGGTACAAGACGATGACAACTGTAATACAGCCGCTACCGATGGTACGCGGCTTATCTACAACAGTAAGTTCATCGGTAAGCTCGACACCGTTACACGCAAAGGTCTCATCGCGCACGAAGTCATGCACTGTGTCTTCAACCATATGACTCGTCGACAGCAACGTGACAACAAGTTATGGAACATCGCTACTGACTTCGCCATCAACAACCACCTTATCGATTGTGGTTTTGTGTTACCCGAAGGCGGTCTCGTTGATAAGCAGTACGACAACATGACTGCCGAAGCTATCTACAACAAGCTCGACAAAGACAACCCACCCAAGCAGTGCCCGTGGGGCATGGTCATGGATGCAGGCGCAGGCCAAGTACAAGCTGGTAGCAACGCCGCTATGGAATCTGACTGGCAAGTGGCTGTAACCCAAGCCGCAGAGGTTGCAAAAAACGCAGGCAAACTCCCAGGCAGCATGGAGCGCTTCATTCAAGACATCGTCAAACCAGTCGTCGACTGGCGGACTGTACTCTGGCCGTTCTGCACGTCACTCAGTCGAGACGACTACAGCTGGCGCAAACCAAACCGCGCATATATCAGCGAAGACGAGTATCTACCAAGCATGCTCAGCGAAGCTGCAGGTCACGTTGCAATCATCATCGACTCTTCAGGATCATGCTCTGACTACTGGCAACAGTTCATGAGCGAGATGTCAGCTATCCATTCAGAGCTACGACCATCTCAAATGACCATTCTCCATGTAGATGCAGAAGTCGCGCACGTTGACGAAGTTATGCCTGACGACCAGTTTCCAATGACGCCCATCAAGGGTGGCGGTGGTACTGCGTTCAAACCAGCCTTTGATTACATCAACAAACACTATCCGGAAGTAGAAGCAGCTGTGTATCTTACCGACCTCGAGTCACACGACTTCGGTGACCAACCGATGTACCCAGTTCTATGGGTCTCAACAGAACGTCACGAGGCCCCCTGGGGACAGACAACGTACATTCAGCTGTAATACTTGAACTAATATATTAGCGATAGTACTATTTCGCTCTTACTAGGAGAGTACGATGAGTATAAACAACGCAACACCACGTGATTGGGACCAATCTAACGACAGGATCTCCAAAAAAACTGGACTAGAAGCTTGGGAATACGAAGACATTCCAGTAACCAACGACCCAGTATCAGCACCAGCTCACTACAACAACGGTTCAATTGAATGCATTGATGCTATCGAAGCGTCTATGTCACCAGAAGGATTCAAAGGGTACTGCAAAGGTAACGCCCTAAAATATATCTGGCGCATGTCTTACAAACAAAAACCTGTACAAGACTTACGCAAAGCCCGCTGGTATTTAGACCGCCTAATAGCTGCTGAGATTGCAACACCAACTAAACCATGACCACGCCCTTTACTGATGTAGAAGCAGCAGTTGAAGAAGGGCACTTTATCCAACACGAATTAAAGAAGACTTGTTACCTGGTCTGCAGCGACGACCGCGAACTGTTTGTACTTACCGATGACCAATACCGCCGAGAAAAGTGGAGCGCACATACAGTCATAGAAATATTCCATCGAGGAGGATGCAATGAAGACAAAAGAGTTTATCCAAAACCTGTCGAGCCTAGAAAACGACAACATACACCCCGAGTTCCACGTCTATACCGCAGTATGGATGAAGTCGCGGATGCCAGAGGCATATAACGAACTCAAAGCAAGCTTCAAATCTATCGAAGGTGAAATCATGGCGCAGTACGAATGTGATGACGCTAACTCGGAGCTACCTTTCTAATGCTAGTAACTCTTGACTTCGAAACGTATTACGACAAAAACCTTTCATTAACCAAAATGACTACGATGGAGTACGTCAGCCACGACCTGTTCAAAGTGTGGGGCGTAGGCATCAAGATAAATCATGATGCAACAGAGTGGTATGGAGAAGACGAAGCTGAAGCGGCCATTTTAGCCATAAATTGGCCGGAAGCTGTGGCAATCTGCCACAACACGCCATTCGATGGTTATATTTTGACGCACCATTACGGTGTCACACCAAAGTACTACGTAGATACCGCTGCAATGAGTCGCGGCTTGTACCCAGGACAAAGCGCTCGTTTGAAAGACGTATCTATACGTTGTTTCCCTGATGACGAGACAATGCGTAAAGGTGAAGAGCTAGCTAAGGCCAAAGGTATTTACGACTTAGACCCTGAACTAGAAGAAGCTATCGCTGGCTACTGCATACAGGATGTCGATCTTACTTACGCCATCTATCGCAAGTGGACTGACAGAATGCCGCTAAGCGAACTTGATCTGATTGATCTCACTTGCCGCATGTTCTGCGAGCCCAAGCTAAAGATTGACCGCGAACGACTGGCAAAGTACCACGCACAAGAGTTCGAAAATGCCGAGACAACTATTGCTGCAGCAGGCGTCGACCGCAAAATCCTCAGCTCTAACCAACAATTTGCTGAGTACATCTACGAGCTGGGCCTCGTACCACCAACAAAGGTCAGCCCAACAACAGGCAAAGACATCCCAGCCCTTGGGAAGAATGACAAAGCCTTTACCCAACTGCAGAACATGTACCCACAGTTCAAACATGTATGGGACGCGCGCATTGCTATAAAGAGTCGCTTAACCGAGACCAGGGCAAAGCGCTTCTTAGAAGCTGCATGGAAAGACGACTGGTTACCTGTCCCTCTTAGATATTATGCGGCACACACCGGACGTTTTGGCGGCACCGACAAACTCAACATGCAAAACCTCCCTCGAGGCGGCGAGCTACGCAAATGTATTGTCGCCCCAGACGATAACTTACTATTTGTCGCTGACTTATCTAATATCGAAGCACGCATGCTTGCTTGGCTAGCTGGCGAGACCGAGCTAGTCGAACAGTTCCGCAACGGCGACGACATATACAGTAACTTCGCTTCAAAAATTTATGAGCGACCGATTAACAAAAAAGACGACCCAGTCGAACGTTTCGTAGGCAAGACAGCTATCTTAGGGCTTGGTTACGGTATGGGCGCTCAGAAGTTTAAAGACACGTTAGAAGCTGGAGCTATGGGACCGCCAGTCCACTTTACGCTGGAAAAAGCTAAACAAATTGTTAATACGTACCGCAGTACATACTCAGGTATACAAAGACTCTGGCGCAAACTAGAAGATCTACTCAAACAGACTATGCACTCAGACAACTGGGGCAACACGTACGGGCCACTGACCGTTGGCGACAACACTCTACAACTGCCAAATGGCTTAGGGCTCAGATATCACAACTTACGTTCTACTAGCCAGGGCCTTATGTACGACTCACGTAAAACTGAATACACGTACGGCGGACGTATAACAGAAAACGTAATCCAAGCGTTAGCTCGCATAGTTATTACTGACAGCATGTTAAGGCTCGATAAAGAGCATGACGTTGCCCTTACAGTACACGACGAAATAATTATTACTGGTACTAATATTGAGCCTGATGCTACAATGGAAAAAATTATCACCGACATGTGCATACCGCCTTGTTGGGCACGCGATCTACCTTTAGATGCCGAAGGCGGTTATGCCAAGGAATACAGTAAATAGAATGTCGAGACTCGTTCTGACCAGAAAACTAAATGAATCTGTCGTTGTCCATCAAGACGACAAGGTTCTGCTTGCGGTCAAAGTTTCAAAAATCGACAGAAACCAAGTTCGCCTCGCGTTTGACGCTGATCAAGATATAAAAATTGATCGGCGAGAGGTGTTTGAGAAAGCCGAAGACTAGCACCCATCTACTTTACCTGCGCCCATCTGCAGAAAGTACGTTAGTTGCAGGCTCAGGAGGAGCTTTAAATTGCGCATCACTTTTCTAGAGGCTACAAACGGCCTCCCACTTAGTAAGCACTACTCAAAAGTCAGTGGGTTTAAACCATACCCGCACGTAAAAGCAGTTACGTCACACAAATACAACTTATCTGTCGACGCCGACGGCTTACAAACATTCGAAAATTTAATCCGAGAGCACGGAGCAAAAGGTCACTGCCTACTAAAGGGCAACCTAAAACGTGACTTAGTAGACGAATCTCGCGCAGGACAAACCAACCGTGCTGAACTAACAAATCTACTCGTGCTAGACATTGACGGCATACGTTTACCAAAGGCTGTTAATACAGGTGACAAGCTATCCAGCACAGACGTTACGTTTCTAGCCAATCAAATAGTTGCAGAACTACCTATTGAGTTGCGAGACATAAGTTACGTTGCGCAAGCCTCAGCAAGTTTAGGTCTTAAAGGCGACAAGATATCTATGCATATCTTTATGCTTCTTTCAGTAGCCATGCCAGCAAAATCAGTAAAGCTGTGGCTACAAGACTGTAACTTTGAGTCTGATGTATTCAGCGAACAAATGGAGCTGTCTGTAAACGGGCAATCATTAAAGTACCCTTTAGACACTTCAGTAGCTGACAACTCAAAGATCATATTCGTATCACCACCGTCTTTTGAATCAACGCGGCTAGACCCATTTGATTCCGACGATGATCGAATAGTTAAAGTAGACCGTGGGCAACCGACACTCGACCTAGCATCCTTGATGTCTGACATCAGCCCTCAACGTTGCCACGAGAAAGCGCAAAAGCACAAAGACACATTGCGCGATGCAGCAGGCTTCAGCAAACGCCAGACTAAGATCCGCGTAGCAACCATTGATAACCAAACAG